CTCTGAGCCTCTAGTGTAGCGGGATCAAATGGAGCAATTCTACTTCCCGAGTAATAACTCGGAGTCATTTTTCCTGTAGAATATAAATCCTCTGCTCTAGCAAAGCCTGTTTTTAAATAGTCTTTCTGAGCATCCCACGGTTCTGTCCGTGTAGTTTGTGATTGGCTTCCTCCTGACATATATTACTCCTTTAGTAACTCAACGCCGACAAGGATTGGGCTACTGCTTGAAATCCCTTCGGGAAAATATGGATAATAATCATAAGCATCTCTATCTTCTCGGTATCCTGACCTATCCCATTTACCATCATATGGGTTATAGGTAAATCTAGGATACACATATTTATATCCTTCTACATCAGGCATTGGTAAACCTGACCCAATAGTTTCCGGGCCACCGGGAGACTTTGTAGATACAAAATCAGTAGACCAGTTAGGTAACCTGTCTGGAGAGGAACCAACCATTCCTGTTGATCCAGTATAGTTTAAGAATCCGGGAAGGTGTGTCATTCCGGTTCTTGCTCCAGCCTCGGTACTCCACGGACTATAATCTGCTGATAGTAAACCCGGAGCCAAAGGCTGTGATATTGGTATAGGTGTTCTTACTGCCATTTGCTTTTTATATCCTTTGTTATTACTGAGTATTCGTTATCCCAATTTAGTTTCTTTGCTAGACCTTTGCGTGTCCATGCTTCCAGAGCAGAACATCCGCGTCTTACAGCAAACCCTTCTATAACTTCTTCAAAGTCTTTCCAATGCTTGTAGTCGTGACCGCTTTTTGTAGCAAAGGTAATTACTCTTAATACTTTCTTTCTTGGGTATGTAATGACTTCGGTAACACCGGAGCAAAATATCTCTCCGTCTTTCATACCTACCCACAGAGTCTGCCTTTCTTCAAAGATTTTATTTAACACATCTTCAGAGAGAAGTTCTCCTTCAGCATAGGCTAGAGCCTTATCTATTAAAGGTTTAACTTCTTCCCATACATACTCTACATCTTCAGGGCTAACAATAAGAAGTGTCGGCACATCTTTAGGTATAGGCATTGGTTCAGATATTAAAATTTCGTCCATGATGTTCCATTAAATAAGTATACACCTTCGCCACTACCCGGATTCCAATCAGTTCCATCAGCGTATCTAATGTCACCTGCTCTGGGGCGTTGTGGCTCCTCATGTATTCTCTCTAATCTAAATGTAGCCTGATTATAAAGAATACTCCCAAGACGTTTTAGTTCAGTTACAAGGTATATACCAAGATCATCTACGTTTTCAGGTAGTGGTCCAGGCTCATACAGTGTAACACTCTTCTGAACTCTGTCAGAGTATGTAGGCATTAGTAAGACCTTGATCCTCTAACGCCGACGTTTCTTACATCTAAAGCGTAGCCATCTAATTCCCAATCCATATCCGTAGTAGACTCAAACTTTACAGCGTACAACTTACCAGTTCCTCTAACGGATACTTTAGATTGCGTGTTGGGATTAAAGGTTACAGGAGCGTTCCATGTAATACCTTCTTCGGTAGACATAGATGTCCCAAGGTAAACATTAATCTCATTATCACTGCTTACAGACATCTTAGGCCAGATAGCGCTTATTCTTTTTACTGAGGTTTGGTCAGGTTGCCCTTGCTCGTTTAGAGTAAGGCCACTCCTTTCAATATAAGAATTCATGAATGTTGTGTTATTCTTATTACCAGAGTTATCACGATATAGTTTTGTATTACCCGGATCAGCAAACAATAGAACCTTATCCTGAAGGTCGTAACTCATTGTCCACGGACCTGTAATAGTTTCCCATGTTTCGGTAGTAGCCGCCCATGTAGTTGCTCGTATTGGGTTACCTACGTTACCATATCCTATGTGTGCTAGATCAGGAATATCCCTAATAGTAAATGTATTAGTAATGTAGTTCCAGACTACCGCTTTATTAGGTTGGTTTGTTAACGCTCCATCAGCAGTAAAGCAAAACAGAATCTCTGTTCTACCGTAGTCAGCAGTAACAAAACATTTGTTTGTCTGCTGTCCATCAATAGACTGAAACACATACTCTTTTAGTTTCATTGGAAGGATTGGTTTAATCCTCTGCCCATCATTAATATAGAAGTTACCTTTACCAAAGATAGCATGACCGCCATCAAACTCTGCAACACAGTTTTTAGATATGGCTCCGATAGTAGGAGACAACTGACGGAAAGAGAATATAAACGGTGTGCCAACAAACGTCATAGAGTATACAGCGTCTTCCTTATATATCATAAAGGAGTCTCTTAACTGTAGACCGTCTAATATATCTCCCTTTGTGTCTGCAAGTTCAAATTCACCCGCATCAACCGTACTCGTTGTTTCATTCCATGAGGTTGGTATAGACTGTGTAGCGGCTTCTGTACTCCACTTAACAACTCTAGGGAAGTTAACACCATCATTAGTAATATTAAGCGCTACCAAAAATGATCTAAATGCTCTTAGTGACTTGCACAACACAGAGATAGTAACATCATCATTATCTGAATGACTTGCCGCTGTCGTACTGTCAGCGCCTCTCGTACATCCTGTGAAAGTTGTAGACGTTATACCAGTGTAAGATATCTTTTCAGTGCCAATGGTTATTTGACCAGCACTAGGAAAGTCTTCTGTACTGTCTACTGTTATAGTAGTTACCGAGTCATTAATGGCTCCGTTTAATTCTGTAAAACTAGGCCAGTTAGTTAGGTCTTGCATCTTCTGGCTAGACAAAGGCTTTCCATCTGTAAGCGCCCAATACTGAGGCTTATCAAAGTTGTTAGTCATAACAAGAACACCGCCAATAATAGTAGCAGTCCAGTTTTCATCGGCAGTAGCAGAGTATGCGCCACTTGTTCTTGTAATATTATACCATTTAGATGCCCTAGTTACAGTGTCTCCATTAGTATGGGATGCGGCTGTTGTGCTATCAGCGCCTCTTGTACACCCGGTAAATGTAGTAGATGTTTTTCCTGTATAGGTTATGTTTTCTGTACCAACAGTAATAGTTCCAACACTTTCAAATCCAGTAGTGCTGGCAACCGTTACCGTAGTAACTGAATTGTTTATATCTCCGTTAAGAGTTGTAGATGATCCGGTATTATCATATGCGTATATAGCCGCTAACCCACCAACAACCCAAAACTCTGGGTCACCAAGAGTTATTTGAGTAATAAAGAATGGAGCAATAGGGCAAGTAGCCATAACCTCTGAATAGCCCGGACACTTCTTAATAGAGCCTTCTTCAGTCTTTACATTGTTTCCATCGGACCAGACATTAGGCGGCAGGTTCCAAGAACTTTTTTCTTTTACTATGCCTACTTCGCCTACATTGTCTATATTAATCAGGGCCATTAAATATACCTAACGTGATACGGGTCTGCAATTGCATCAGGTGCTTCAGGCCAGCCCCAATATGTTTTGTCTACGGTACGATTAACTGTCTCAGTCTCAGGGCCAATAGTCTCTACGCCTTCAGAGTCATACGTTGACACCTTACGCTCTTCCTGTACCGCATGGTTCTGGAAGTTACGCACTGCCTCAACAGAGGCAAAGGCTTCTACACCTGACTCAAGGCTATTACCATGAGCGCGTACTTCGTTGCGGTAGGTCTTCCAGTCATCGCTGACAGCAGTACCACCATCAGCCTCACGGATTACACGCCAATCAGAAGGTGCTAGAACTGAGCCAACATTGGCCCTGATCTTCCCAATCACCTCAGTCTTGAGAGATGCCACATCCTTCTCTGTACTGGCGTATGAGATGACATACTCACCGTCAGTAAGGGTATAGGACTCTGCTCCAGTGTTCCAGTAGCGGCTATCAGGAGTCTCTACACGCGCAGGATAGATGCCTATGTCGGCTAGTTCCTGTGATGACCATGCCCTGAAGATGTTGGATGGATGTTGGATGCCGTTTACCGTTAAGGCGCGAGGCGTTTTAATTGTTCCTAGTGTTTCGCTATACCACATATTTACCTCGCGTTTGATGTCTTAAATGGTGATTCGGCAAAGGCCAAGTAGATGTAAGTATCACTTGTAGAATTATTTAAACCGGGATCATTCGTTCTTATTTTGAAACCATTAGAGAGATAGTCGATAGCGGATGCGCTATTAGCAAAATCCGCTTCGTTATTATTTGCTCTCAATTGATTAGTGCTACCGTTATAAGTGCTTCTTACACTGTCAGAAATTGCCCAGTTATCAGCCCTGCTAGATGGTTTAATTATTGTGTATGCGGGACGGAATCCAGTATAAATAAACGGCCCATCCGCATTTCCATTTGCGGTGTAACTACCTACCTTGCTGTAGCCTTCTACTGAATGGAAGCAGTAGGCTATGTAATCTTTTGTGTTCTCATTAGTGTTGGCCGCGCTACCCGGCGTAAATACACTAGCGGTTGGTAGGGTGTCAAACCTTCCAGATTCTCCACCAAGAGCCGCCGCTCCCGTGCCGTTTAAATAGATAACCGATTGGACAGGAAATAAATCATGCCAAGTTGCCCAATCATTTCCAGCATCCTCAATGTTTTTCACTATGAGTAGTTCCGGCGCTTGGCTAAGACCGTGGCCAACAGAATCATCAGTAGCGCCAGTACCAGTCCACTTAACTACGCTAAAACCAGCAGTAGGATTTGCGCTTACACTGCTCGTTATATCTGTGCCATCAGTGTTAGAGGATGCTGTGCCTCCTGCTTTCCAGTTCCATGAGGCGTAGGTAACAGTGTTCTGGTTTATGTTTATGTAGTTGTCTGTTCCAACGCTAAAGCCGTTTGACGTAAACGCATACATATCATCTGTCGCACCGGGTGTTCCAGTAGGAACTTCTGCGGTTGTGTCATTCGACTTCATTGAACGACCCGCACCTCTAACCGAATCGGTCAATCCATGTGACGATGAAATTGATCTAGGCTTTGTCCAGACTAAATCTGGCTGAAAGTTTAGCGACGATATGGTTTGTGTCGATCCGTTTCCGGTATACAAAGCAGTGTCGAAATAATCTCCCGGTAAAGCAATAGCAGGGTCATCAAGGTTGTCAGAGCAGAGTGCTTTAAATCCCGAAGGTACAGCGTAATAGAAGTCTCCTTTCCCGTTGCTATCTGTGTTTCCTTGTGCTGTAACCGCGTTAGCAAATGAACTATCCTGACCATAGTTGACTGTGCCAGAGCCATCGTTTCCATTTTGAAACATTGGCATCCATGTTGTTGGATTTGTTCCTGCTGTAAATTTTGCATTACTTCCTGCGGCAGGGTCTTGGCTATCCCACCAAGTTCCGTTATGAGAAAACCAAACTTTTCCTGCATCAGCATCTAAGGCTACACCGGCAATTACGTTTGTATCTAATGTCTCGCCTATTGCGGCACTAGAACCTTGCTGATACAACAGAGTGTTATACCAAAATGCACCTACAACATCTAACGCACCGCTACCACTACCTGTAATATCCATGTTGACATCACACCAGCCAACACCAGAGTTTCTAGTTGAGGGACTGGTATCTCGATATTCGTAATACCACTTTCCAGAACTAACAGCGAAAGTAGAAAATAAATTCCATCCAGATGCGCCACTACCGCCGCCATCACCAACTCGTAGATTACCTTCTTCTAACTCATCAACAATATCTGACTTGCCGTTTAGCGGGTTAAATGTACAAAAGTTATTCGTTGGACTATCAAGCATCTGATCTGTAGCAACCAGATTGGTTACAGAAAAGTTATTTGCATTGCCAGAACTATCCGCTCCAAGTCCACCATCAAAGTCTGAATGTATAAGAAGTTTAGTATTTGAATCGTTGCTGAATTTTGTAGTTGATGGGGTAAAGTTACTGGTGTATCGGGCTGTATTACTAATCCGAATCTCATCCATATACCCATCTAACGCATTTCCATAGTGGATTGATCCGTTGTACATATCTGCGCCCATAACCAATAGAGCAGTGCTATTGTAAAATGTTGCGGTTACATTCTGAGTTGAACCTATTTGCGTTCCATCAATAAATGCTCTTATATCTCCAGAACCAGCTCTACTTACGGCAACGTGATACCA